GGGGTCAACGTTATATTAGTTGTCGATTTGCTTCTTATGATCCATTTATAGTACGTTTAGGTAAGTGTGCGAGGATTACCTTTTTAGATTGTCATACAGAACCAGCAGAACGAGTTATTAAGAAATTAGATGGTACTACAACTATAGATAGATATGGTTCATATACAAGTACTAAAGAGTCATTAGCTATCAATATTGAAGGAGCAAATGCTAGTCCATCTAGTGCTTACTTTAATATTTATGGTCGAGGTTCTAATGTGTTCAGACCTTTATCTGGTATGAATAAGATAGGTGGTAGTTTGAATATTAAAGGCTCTATTACGTCTGGTAGTGGTTCTATATATGAAGATCCTGCTACATTGAAGCTTAATGGTGGACAATATCAAGATATCTATTTTGGTGATAGCTCTCAAGCTAAGAAAGGACGTATTAACTATAGTGGCGTTGTTATGGGATTCAGAACTGGTGGTAGTACTGGTGTTAATGCATATAACACAATGAGATTAGAGTATCAAACTGGTTTTAATCAGTCATTATGGGATACACCTTATAACCTTAAGGTTGAATCTAGTACTGGATCAACAACTATAGATTCTGTTACGGAAACTAATCTTGTATCTGATGTTAGTGTTAAGACTAAGATTGGTGCTGCTACAATATCAGAATCACAAGCTACATATTTTAGGATTAATCAACCAATCAGACCTGATACAAATGGATCAACTGTTGCGACTATTGGTACTTCAGCATCTAGATTTGGTAAAGGATGGATTAATGATTTAAGAATGATACCGCCTAGTTCTGTTACTTTAACTGGTAATGGTGAGTTAGCTTTTGAATTTTTTAGTGATACTCAGATTCGTTTGAAGCTGAGGGGTACAGATGGGATTACTCGAGAAACCTTATTAACTTTATCTTAATATACATAACAAGAGAGGAGGAAAACAAATGACTGGGGGAGAATATTTCTTAGCAATCCTATTATTCATTATAGGTATATTGATAGCAATAGGTAAGGTTTTGGTCAATGATCAGCCATACAACTACAAAACAATCATAGGGAAAGCAATACTTAACGGGATGACAAGTCTTATGGCTGGTATGTTGCTATTAACATTCACAAGTGCTAGTCCATTAGTTATCTTAGGTTTTGGAGCTTTCTTAGGTACGTTGGGGACGGAAGCGTCGTTAGCATGGATAAAAAATAAGTTTGGAGGAGGGGGTTTATGAGACCCCTTCTTCCTTCTTAAACTCTAGATAATCATTGAGTTTGTTAGTTTAATTGGTATGGATAGCTCCTAGTAGTTAAATTTAGATTTGTATAGGTGAGTGATGAGACTCACATTAATAAAACTCATTATACATTAAAATATAGAAATGTCAACATGAAGAAGGAGATGGCAAGTATGAATAAGATTAAGATTTTAAAAGAAAAATTAGGATTAAAAGGAGACAAATAATATGGCAACAACTAAATACATTCAGACGATGACTAGCATGAAACCAATTGATCTTACTACAACAGGTGATCCTTATATTTTAGAAGGCGAGGGAAATACGTTTACCATTCAGACATTTGGTAATGGTAGTGTTGTTGTATATGGATCTTTATACCCTCTTGTTAGTGATATTTGGACAACTGTGGTGACTCTAACTAGTACTAATACTGTAGCTGATAGTGCTGTATTCAGTGGTAATTGGAGTAATATTAAAGTTGTAGCTGACGATGGCGTTCAATTCAGAATACTTAAGAATAATTGAGGAGTTTAATGCATATGAGTATATTAAATTATAATGCGATAGTGAGCGGACCTAAAGGTGATCAAGGGCCTCAAGGTACACAGGGTAATCCTGCTCCAACACCGCTTAAGGTTGTCGGAACTTCTAATATAGCATTTACTAATACATCAACTACAGAGACAAATACTTTAACTATTCCTGCTAATTATTTAACTGTTGGTAGCAAATATGAATTAAGATTAACTGGTTCTGTAGTTAAGACATCAGTAATTAATAGTAATCTTGTTATTAATTTAAAGCTTAATAGTACGAATATTCTTGTATTAACTATGGCTCTAGGTATAGGTGCATTCAGTGGTAATGGACGAGGATTCGAGATACAAGGTACGTTTACTGTTAGTGCGAGTGGTGTTAGCGGTTCTTTATTTAGTGAGTTATCTGGTGTTGTTAGTACTAATACACCTGTTACTAGTAATATACAGAATACAACTACAGTTAATACCAGTATAGCTAATACAGTAACAATAAGAGTTAATAGTTCAAATGCTAATACAACAGGTACCATACGTTCATATACTATTAAGGAGGTGTTCTAATGTTTGAGAGAGAAATACGAGTTGTTAATTATTACGATTCAGATGGTAATATTTGTGGTAGTGAGATTCAAGTTAGATCAAGATTAGTAGATATTGTTCTAGGTTTATTTAGCTTTGGTGCTTGGTCTGATTGGACTCTATTACCTGCAACTGATATAACAGTTTAAGAAAAAGGGGGGTTGAGATATGAGTGAATCAATAAGATATTTCGATACAGAATATATAGGTAAGCGTTATATACGATACAGTATACTGTTTATAGATGGTACTAGTGTTTCTTATAAGTATCATATTCCGTTATTGATTTATGTGTTTTTTGATTTAGATTCACTCATATCTTATTATCATATTATTGGTATTTATAGGTTTGGTAATGATAATATTTATTAATTATAAGAGGAGGATGGTATGTTTGTTTTAGGTAAGAAATCTCTTGATACTTTAGTGGGAGTTGATCCTAAATTAGTATCTGTTGTTAAGAGAGCGATACAGTTAACTCAGGTTGATTTTAGAGTTAATGAGGGTGTGAGAACAATAGCAAGACAAAAACAATTATTAAAAGAAGGGAAGACCCAAACACTTAAGAGTAAACATATAGAGGGTAAAGCTGTTGATCTAGTTGCTTTAGTTGATAATAAAGTTAATTGGGATGCTAGTTACTATATACAAATAGCTGAAGCTGTGAGATTAGCAGCTATAGAGTTAAATGTATCTGTATGTTGGGGAGGGTGTTGGCTTTCTGACTTAAGGAATTATAGTAGTTCTCAAGTAGCTATAGATACATATAAGAAGGTAAGGAAACAACAAGGTAAGTCAGTGTTTCTTGATCTTGTACATTTTGAGTTGATTTGATATGTATGGCAAACGTAAGAAGCCTATAAAGTTTAATAAATATAAGAGGAATACAAAATCTAGAGTTAAAGAAGGATATGTATATATTCTTAAGTTGTTCATTAGTGATAATGAGATATGTTACAAGGTAGGCTATAGCAATAACATAATGAGGAGGTTGTCTGAATATCCATTTAAAGTTGAATTAATGTATGGATTTAAAGGTACACAATATGATGCATATGAATCTGAACAGTTAATACACAAGTTGTATAGTTCATATAGATATTACCCGTCTATTAAGTTTTCTGGATATACAGAAACGTATAATATGATTGTAGGTTTGAAGTTATTAAGAGAACGTTTGATTTGTGTGTATGAATAATGAATGTTAGGGATTGGTTATATTTTGATCAATCCCTTTATTCTTTTTAGATTGTTATTAAAGATAGATATGTGACTCACCAGTCGTCTAAAAAGACTTGACACGTTATCTAAAATATGAGATTATTAATATTGAGAATAATCACCCCCGCTAGTTTGGGTACAATCAATCAATGAGTTGTTCTTGAGAAGGTTCTCTAGATAGTTGTTGTCTTAAGAATGAATCTCACCACTCGTCAGTCATCAGCTAAAGCTTCTGCCTACCTCATTACCGATTCTAAGTATTTATTAGTTGTTGTATTCTTAACTCTCATATCGAATCTAGTAGCAAGCACCCAATGGTGCTCACTACCAGCTTCTTCACTATATATTCTTATCAATCAAGTACTCATAATTCTAATTCTTCTTTACCTAATACGACTATCGTATCCAATCGTAACTAGCAAGCTAGTCACAATTAGATACCCGTCTCAATACTCAATATTTTCTTAGTTAGTTTCTTCTCTAACAAGTACTTATAACTCAATTCTTCTCTATCCTTTTTGTACATAAAGAGATTATAAGTACTAGTAAGGTTTGAGAAATAACCAATGTATTAGAGAAGGAATGTACAGTTAAGGAAGATGATGACTTGTGAGGTACGAACAAGGTATCAGATTACGTTATTAGTTATGAGTACATCTAGAGTGAGAGAGAGTTAATATCTGGGTGAGTGAGGTACGAACGAGACTAGATATTAAGGAACGGTGAACGTATTACTAAACTAAGAAAGAATTGTTCTTGTTAAGTATGATTTAGAGGGAGCTGGTGAGCTGACCGTCAGGGAACTCACTAGATTCATCAGTAGTTAGAATATATAAGTATGTATTAGAGATATCGAGTGGGTGAGCACCGTGTGTGCTTACTTACTTGATAGATCAGAATATAACTAAGAACTATATAACTATTAAGAAACAATAATAATACTAGAGAGTTGACATAATATACCAACATACTTGTTACTTTTTACTATTGTTAGTTATTAGTAATTAAGTTATAATAGATGTATATTAAGAGAGTTGTTATGAATCGTGGGATTTTTTGAGAACGGTGGCTATATAAATAACTTATTCACGGAAAAAAACCCATGACACAGCACGAGAGCGGGGAAATCTGAAGTGTTACTATTTTTTTGATTTTTATGAGTGGGTTTTTTCTTAATTCATATATACAAAAGTCATCAAAAAAAAACCCACTTTTATATTTATCAATAACTTAAATTCCTTCTTGGTTGGTAAGCGGACATTGTTGACAAGCTTACTAAATTAAGTTATAATAGTTACATAAGTTCAAGATACTCAAATCTTAACAGTTGACAAGTAACAACAACTTGTCTATAATTCAAATATCAACAGTGAGAACTCTCTCACACACAACACAAATCAACCGTTATAAGGAAACACAATATGAATACCATTACCATTAAAGCTCCAACAAACATCAAGTACATTAAAGATATCCCTACCATTAAGGATGTATACAACAATGACTTACCTCATAATGCTGTTATTGATAAACAAGTTACAGGTTGTGGTGGTACTACTCTAGTACTCACTAATGATCAACCTTATATTGTAGCAGTACACCTAATTAAGATGATTGAGAATAAAGTAAGTCAACATAAGAATGTATTAGCTATTACTGGATCAACTACTAATAAAGAGATCTCTACCTATCTTAAGAACACTACTGTACCTAAGATTATGATTACTTATGATTCTCTACCTAGATTAATTGATATGTTAGGATTTGAAGCTAAGAACTTTAGATTGTTAGTTGACGAGGTTCACTGTCTTATTGGGTATCTAGATAACTTTAAACCAACAGTAGCAATCAAGCTAATAGATGGTATGAGAGAGACATTCAAATCTGTATCGTACTTAACAGCAACACCTACTAATCCTAAATATCTACCTTTACCACTACAACAATTAGATCAAGTTAAGATTGAGTGGGAAGATGCTGTATATCCTGATCTAGACCATGCTTTCTCTAAAGATTCATTAGCTGGTGATGTATTAGCTACAGTACTAGATAAGTTAGATAACAGTACAGATGAATTGTTTGTTTTCTATAACAGCAAGAGAGGTGTTAGTACATTGATCAAGAGTCTTCTTAAACTCAAACCTAATCTTACTTTAGATGATATGAATATCTTATTTTCTGATACTGATGATAATACAACTTACTTCAAAAAGTATTTAGGTTCTAAGTTTAAGTATGGTGAGTTTCCTGATGGTACTAATAACAAGAGATTAAACTTTATCTCTAGTATGGGCTTTGAAGGTTGTGACTTCTATCCTAATAAAGATACAAGTATCAATCCTACCTCTATTGTTGTATCTAATCCTAAGATCAAGAGTATGAGATTTGATATTAAAGTACAGTTAAAACAGATTTGTGGTCGTATTAGAGGTGCTCAAGAGAATAAGATTATCTACTTGTGGACTACTTTAGATGAGGATATCGAACATACATTAACTGAAGACCAGTACTTGTTTGCTGTTACTAAGAGTCGTACTCAATCCATAGCTGCTTTAGAGTTAGGTGATAGTAATGATGTTCAAGCTCACATACTTAAGACTGTAGCTAAATTAGGGCATGATCATATTATTCTTGATGGTAGTACTGCTATTATTCATCCTTATTCAGTTGAAGCTCTCATGAGTAATTATCACGCCATGCATTCTGATTCACTTGTATTAAACAATACAGGTAATAATAATGTTATAGGTAATAAGTTAGCTGAATTAAACCCTAACAACTGTACATTCTCAGTACCAAAACTGAATCCAGAATACACCAAGCTATTAGGTCGTACTCCTAGTGTTAGAAGTTTGATTACTCACTATGAAGATATTTTAGATACAGCTAGAGAAAACCCTAACTACCATCAAGATATCGAGACCTTCTTAATCAACAATCCACTCTTTAGTGAATGGTTAGATGCTGGAGTTACTATTAGTAATATGAGAAGTTTAAAGGAATCAAGAGAGAAGATTAACCAGTATGCTCTATCACTTAAGATTAAGGATACAGTTGAAGCTCCTAAGTTTGAGATTGGTAACTTCTATACAGCTAAAGAGATTAAAGAAACACTAAAGGCTTATTACGCTAAACATGGTATTACTGAATCAGCTAAAGCTACTAGTATTACTCAATGGTATGATGTTACCCGTACTACACAAGATAAAAAAGAAGGCTACAAAATACTAAACACCAAATAAGAATACAGAAGCTGGTTATATTTTGATCAGCTTCATAACTCTTGACTTGACATACCAATAACTGTTATAATATTTATACACAAGTTGAGATATACACTCAACACAAACAAACACTAAAGGAAATAAACAATATGAGTTCAATACTATTCGTAATATTCGTAATAATCTTAATACAACTAATAACACACTTACTGATTAATTTATTAAACAAACATAAAGACTAAGGAAACACAACATGAACATAAATGAATTCAAACAACAATCAATAGAAACACATTCACTCATCTATACTAATAACTGTTCTTGTACGATAACAGCATATAACAATAATGATATCAAAACAACAAGTAAGATTACCTGTATACATAAACAAGGAAGTCTCACACACATTCAACCAGCTAATGAATATTTATTAGGTTGTGAACATTGTCATACATTACCAATAAATAACAATAAAGATATAGCAACAGATAGATTTGTATCATTAGCTAATATTGTACATAAAGGTAAGGGTTATATGTATAAAGTTGGTAGTTCTAGCTTTATGTGTCCAGTACACGGTCCTCAACAGATTCTTAATTGTCGTGATCATCTAACTAGTATGGCTCCTTGTACATCATGTGATAGTTTAAGATTAAGAGATAGATATATCAAACAAGCTAATAAGAGTAATAAAGGATTAACTAACATCTATTTTGTATCCTTTACCTCTAAGCACTCATCTGAATCATTCTTTAAAGTTGGATTATGTTTTGGTAGTTTAGAGGATAGATTTAAAGATTGGCTAATTCACTATGATATAACACCAATTGTGTTTAGTACTGGTAATGCTGAATATTTGTATGATCTAGAACAAAAGATCCATCACTGTATCAAACAAAAACAAATACAGTATTCGCCAATGCACACATATAATCTAGGAGGCGCTTCAGAATGTTTCGTTACTGATCAAGAAACAAGCAGCAAGTTAAAATCATATATCATCAATCGTACATAAGGACACACCATGAGACTTAAATCAGCTAAAACTCTAGTTAATAAAAGAACATATATCTATATCAATGCTTTAGATATAACAACATATACAGATAAAGAACCAATCGGTTATAACAAGTATCAAGATAGATCAGATATCATTAATCACATACTTAACACATATCCCAACTGGTTCTCAATTCAAGATAAACACAAACTTAATAAGGATAGTTCAATTGTTATTCTAGATTCAGATCAAGCTTTAGCATACATTCAAGATAAAGATAAGATAGTGTATGAACCTAAATACATCATACAACTTAATCAACCAGTACGAGATGCTAATGGACGAGCAATATGTGAACGAACACACTTTATGACAAATCAAGAATGTATTGATTATTATGACCAATTAGAACAAGAATATGATGAGGATGAAGAATAATGAGTATGAACAAACTAATAGCTAAAGAAGCTCAAAAGTTAAGAGATAAAGAGAAAAGAAAGAAAGAACTCAACACACCAATTACCAAACAACAATATGATACTATAGTTAGTAATCAGTTCATTGATGGTAAACATGTTTCTGAGTTAGATAGTAATATACTTAATACATTCGCTTATAACACAACAATCAATAACTATAATGTATACACCAAATTACGAGCTTATGTACAGATAAGTTTGAATTATGTACTTTATTCAAATAGCAATATAACTTATTATGATATGGACGAGGAGAATGATGACTATGACAACTAAATATCAAATTATCAATAAATCAACTAACGAGATTCTTCATGAGTCTCATACTGATTTTAATCCGATAGATAAAGAACAACTAAAACATTTACTAGCCAATACCTTTTGGACTCCAATTTTTATTGTACACATGTATCTAAAGAATCCAGATAGTATTGAGATTAAAGTTGTTGATGAGGTTCAAGAACAAGTAACAATTAAACCCAAACGTACATACAAAAAGAAAAAGACAAATGATAATAACAACAATCAAGAATAAGGAGGTAATATAAACAATGGCTAATATATTTAAGAAAGCATTCAAATCAATTGGTAAGGCTCTAGGTATTGGTGGTTCGAGTTCACCAACTGTCATTGATCCACTTAAACAAGAAGCAGAACAGAAACGACTAGCTCAAGAAGCTCTCAATACACAAACAGCTACAGCAGTACAGAAAGCTCAAGCTAGTAGTTTTAATCCAACAACAAATATTAATACAGGTTCTATAGCTGATCCAACAACTAATGCAGAAGCTAATAAAACACTTAACCCAACACCACAACCTTTTGATAAGAATAAATGGCGAGTCATCAAGTATGTAGCTAGCAATCTTAACAGACAAATATAAGGGAGATCAACACATATGCTAGATGTTAATACACATATTAAGCGACTATCAACACTCAAAAGTAATCGTATGATCCATGAGTCATATTGGTCTGATTGTTATAAGTTTGCTTGCCCAACCAGACAACAATTCCTATTTGTGGATAAAGAACAAGAGTTTAAGAATCTATATGATACTACTTTGATTGAGAGTACTCAACTACTAACTAGCTCACTACAACAAGGTACAGTACCAGCTAGTACCAAATGGTTCACAATGAGAATTGGTTTAGGTGATGATGATACAGTAATTGATGCTGGTGATCGCTGGTTAGCTACAGTATCAGATATTATGTTCAAACAGATTCATAATTCTAATTTCGATTCAGAAGTGTATGATTTCCTAACTGATATTGTTGTAGCAGGTTGGGGTGCTCTTTATATTGAACTTAATAACAACAAATTAAACTTTAAATGCTGGCCTATTAGTACAGTATATGTTGACTCTCACAATGACCAACAACTAATTGATTGTGTATATCGAGAATATGAGTTAACTGCTGAACAGATTCGTAATACATATCCAGATACAGTACATGATTCAATAACTAGAGCTAAGAGTACAGATAAATATAAACTAATCCATACCATCTATCCTAATAAAGAATACAAGAAATCCAAAGTTAACATTAAGAGTAATATGCCATTTAAGAGTATCATTATTGATGTTAAGAATAAAACTGTATTAGAGGAATCTGGTTTTAATACATTCCCTGTTGTTGTAGCTCGCTTCAATAAAAACTACAGTGATCTTTATGCTACAGGTCAAGTATCTCAAGTATTAGAGGATTCTCGTATAGTTAATAAGATGAATAGATTAGTACTTAATAGTGCTGAATTAGCATTAGGTGGTGTATGGCTAGCTAAGAATGATGGTGTTATCAATGTTAATAATATCAAACTAAGACCAAGAACAATCATACCTGCTAATAGTATGGATGATCTAAAACGTATTGATGTTGGCGGTAATCTTAATATTGGTGTTGATCTTATTACCATGTATCAAAATCGTATCAAGAGAGGTATGATGTCTGATCAATTAACTCCAATCAATAGTTCACCTTTATCAGCAACAGAAGTATCTGCACGAGTTAACATCATACGTAATCAATTATCAGCTATATTTGTGAGAATGCAGACTGAATTTCTTAATGGTTTATTAGAACGTACATTTGATCTCTTAATGAGAAATCAATTCCTACCTCAACCACCACAAGAGATTATCAGTAAAGGACAAGGTTTAAACTTCACATTTACCAATCCTTTATCTCAATCAGTTAAGTTAGAATCAGTAACCAACCTTAGTAACTTTATCAATACAGTACTACCGTTATCTCAAGTTAATCCTGATATACTAGATGTACTAGATATGGATAATATTGTTTATACACTTCAGGATGCTCTTTCCGTAACTCCAGAAGCTCTCATAACTAAAGATGAGCTAGCACAATTAAGACAAGCTAAAGCTGAAGCACAACAAGCTCAGATAAATGCACAACAAGAAGCTACAACTAATCAATTAGTGGCGGAAGAACAACAACTAGCAAATAACGAGATGATATCAACTCAAGGAATTCAAACTAAATGAATGATAATTTAAACTACAGTGCTTTATTTAACTCCAGCGATGGTCAACTAATATTAAATGATCTGATTGAGAAGTTCTATACACCAATGATAAAACAAGATAATGTTAATGATACGTATTTTAGATTAGGTCAAATAGATACCATAGCCTTTATCTTAGCTCGAATCGAAACAAGTAAACTCTATATACTAAATACTAATATACAACAGGAGACTAATTAATGAGTGAACAAGAAGCACAAGTACTAGATAATACTGAACAAACAAATACAAATACAGAAACTCAAGTACAGTTACCAGATTATTCATTCGTATCTGATAAATTTAAAGTATATAAGGAAGGTTCAGAAACAGATTTAGATTTAGATAGTACGTTACAGAAGCTTCATAAATCATATTCAGAATTAGAGAAAAAGATTGGTAGTAAAGGTGTTCTTAATGCAGCACCTAAACCAGTTGAGTTAGATCTAACTGAATTTGATCAAGATTACCTAGAGAACAATAAAGATCTAGTTGAATTAGCTAAAGCAAACGGATTATCTAAAGAAGCTTTTAAAACTCTAACTGATACTTATAATGATAAGATCAAACAAGTATTAGAGTATAAAGAACAAGAAACATATGAGAACACCATTACTCAATTAGAGGGTATCTGGGGTAAAGATACAGAAGTACAGGTTAATTACGCCAATGATGCTATAATTAAACTTGGATTTTCTGAAGATGAGATTGCTGCTGTAGCTAATAACATCCCATTTATCAAACTAGCTGCTGCATTTGGTTCTCAGCTTGGTGAACATAAAGCACCATCAGTTGTAGCGAACTCTAGTTCATTACGAGATTTAGTAACGAATCCTGCATACAGCGATTCAAGACATCCAGACCATAAAGCTATCGTATCTCAAGTACAATCTCTTTATGCACAAGGACACTCTTTAAAGAGTTAAAATAAACATATCCGTTATATAGACAGAACCCTGTTATCTTAATTGTACATACAAGATCAGATAAGTTCTCATATATAACCTAAGAATAATAAACAAGGAATAAAGAACGTATCAAGTATTCAAGGTAAGCTCGCTACTTACCTTCTTACTTATACACAATTCAATATTAGTTGTATTTATAGTTCTTAACAATTAAGATGTATATCTAACATTGGTATACATATATTCATAAGAGAGTACATACATCTTATGTTAAAACATCATAAACACAAATGTATTTCTTTATTAAGAAATATCAAAACAAACTAATATATAAAGGAGACTTAATATGCCTATTACCAATCAAGACCACATTACCGCTGCATTCGTTCGTCAATATGCTGATTCATACGAACTTGCCGCTCAACAAACAGAATCAAAACTTATGGGTACAGTTGAATCCGAGGGCAATGTTGTTGGTAGCTCATTTACCATTAATGACTTAGGTTCAATCGACTTCAGTGCTGCTGGTGCTCGCTTCAGTGATACCACTCTAGCAATCCCAACTGCTGGTACTCGTGTTGTTACCATGTCAGATCATCAATTGTTCGTACCTATCGAGCCACGTGATCTTGTTAAATTAAAAGCTGATCCAACAGATTCTTATATGAAGAGTATTGTTGCTGGTCGTAATCGTTTGATTGACTCAATTATCTATAATGGATTAGTTGGTCCTGTCTTACGTAAACAATCTGAATCAGACTCAACTTTAGCTGCTGTTAACGTACCTGTTGGTCAGAATATTGTTTCTGGTGGTACTGGATTAACTAAGAGCAAACTGATTGCAGCTCGTGCTAAATTTGCTGAGAACAATGTTGATGAAGAACTCTATATCCTCTATAACCACAAGATGTTAGCTGATATCCTAGCTGATGACACACTCACTCATGCTGACTACATATCTATACAAATGTTACAAGCTGGTGATCTCAAAGGCACATGGATGGGCTTCAATTGGGTTCATTATCAAGGTTTAGCTGATGGTGCAGATAACACTGAATTTAAAACTGTTGCTTATGCTAAATCAGCCGCTCGTTTTGGTTCAGCTACAGTCGTACCTCTACAGATCAATACTCGTTATGATATGAATCATATTAGCCAAGTTGGTGCTATCGAGAGTTATGGTTGCGGTCGTGCGAACGAACAGAAATGCGTAACTATTTGTTTTAAGAAAGTCTAATCTTTCTTGACATACATAGAGGGGAGGGATCAATCAATTCCCTCCCCTTTTTTATTATCTAAACACTAACACAGGAGACAAATATGACAGATAAAACAAATATCATCAATCAAGCTTTTGTATTACTAGGAGTTGAATTAATAGATTCAATTGACTCCAATAATATTAATGCCAAACGTGCCAAAGTAATATATGATCAAACACGTCAATCTCTCTTAAGAGAATATCCCCACACATCATGTACAAAAACTGTATCTTTAGGCGCACCATTAGCTAACACTAATAACTATAATACACCAGATGATTGTTTACGTATTTTGTCTGTACATACTGGTAATGAACCTGATGATAACGATAGAGATTATGTATTAAAAGGGCGAGTTCTCACCACAACTGTAACTAATCCTAATCTAACTTATATATACGATAATAAGAACGAGGAGACATATAGCGTTGGATTAACTGAAGCTTTAGTCTATCTATTAGCATTCAAGTTATCTAAATCAATACTAGGACAAACTGATACTAACTTCTATAAACTATATCAAGAAACAATTGATCAAGAGAAGAGTGTGGACTCACAACAAGTACCATCACAAGCCTTTTTTGACGATAGCCAATTTACGAACTTCAAATACAGTAATTATTAATCTATACGGGAGATAAACATATGAGAGTAAACATGACAAACTTTCTCGGTGCATTAATATCAGAAGACTTAAGTTTAAGAACAGACTTAGAAGCTTTTAATACATGTCTACATGTAGCTCAGAACGTCACACCAATCATTACTGGATCACTACAGAAACGTAAGGGAACAGTATTAATAGATAAAGATAAGACATACAAACGTATGTTCAATTTTAATGATGTATTAGTGTATATAGATAATGAATTAATATATGTTAACAATCAAACATTCTCTCACCAATTCACTGATCTAGACACCATTCAGTTTATTAGTACTAAAGATCGAGCATTCTTTCTACAGCCTTATCTAGGTGTATACGAACTCAAATATTTTAAAGCAACTAATGATTATACATTCTTACCTTTTGTATTTAAATATCCAGCTTTAACAGGTAATACAAATGAGAGAACTAGAACTCCAGGAAGCTCACTAAAGTTAGAGAAATTAGAAGGTGAGAATGTACTAGTAACTGCTGAACAATACAAGATATATGATGCGAACACCACATACTTTCTTGATGATATTGCTCTAGTGAATAATGCAGGATACATCACACCATTCAAGATGATATATACAAGTGCGAAAGGAATCCCACCTGTTGATGTTAACTATTTCGAGATTAATAGCTTCTATTGGCAACGAGATACACTTAATCTAGTAGCTTATCCTACATGGGATAATACTGTTAATTATGCTACTGGTGCTCAAGTATACTATAAAGGTAAGTACTATGAATCAGATATTAATGGTAACTTAAATAAAGCTCCTGATGTACATACTGGCGATTGGCATTTAGTAGTACCAATCCCTTATGATCAATCTATATTTGAATTAAGTGATGTTGGTAAGTATATACGAGTGAATCAAGGTGTTGTTCTAATCAAACAAGTACTTAATACAGATGGTGGTCCTGCTACATTAAC